CAGTTAGCAATTATTACGATGCGTCAATTACAGTAATTGAAGCACAAGCTGTAATGTGCTCACTGCAAAATGTTGACGTTTCACTGTCTGCAATATTAACGAAACCAAAGTCACCACCAAGTCTATTAATAGACTCAGCGATAGCTTTCATAACTTCTTTATGTTTTCCTGTATTAATAGTAAATCTAGCAAGAGCTAATCCTCCATCATCACCTATAAATTGAATTCTTAAACTAGTAGCACTAAATAAATGTATAGAACGAATAGAATGATATGGTATAGCTAAAGCTGTATCTGTATCATCTGCAGCACTTCTTGCATATATAAATTTTTTCATTTTTTAAGTTTTAAATATTAATACCCTATTCAGTTGTAGATGTAACAGATTGAATTCCACTATGAACATAATCCTGTGCATCATCATCAGCTATTGGAATAAATAAAGCTCTACTAGTACGACCTGCTTCTACTATAGCTCTTATTACATCTTTAGATGTTCCTGTAGTTATTTCTAAATCTACATTAGCTACGTCGTCACCAGTCTCATCTTCTACAGATTCTGCCTCTTTAGGCTCTATACTAATTAAGAGAGAAGTTGCATCTGTTAAAATAAAAGAACGTATTTTGTCTACAGGAAATGCCATTGTATTAGTAGCATTTTTTCTTACATAAAAAAATTTTATAGGTTTTGCACTCATTTTATTGTTTTTAAAGTTAAGATGGGGGAGGGGAGATTGAACTCCCCCGCGCCATCAATTAAATTTACGAATTAGATAATATACCACAAGATAATGGATTTCTAAGAATAATACCAGATTCTGAAAGAATTTGACATTCAAAGAAGTCATCACCATTAGCAGCCATCATTGAGTTATAGTCGTAAGGATTAACCATACCAGGTACGTATTTTTTAACAAAACTTCTGTTAAAACCTTCAGCACCTTTAGCTATTAACTCTACATTACTAACTCCATTTTGCATACCCATGTCTACAAATACCATTTTACCTGATTCATTTGAAGTATCAAATGTAGATGAAATAGAGTTGTGTAGATTGTCATCATCAAACACTGGGCAATATGCTAATATCATTTTGTTACCAAGAATATTATACTCAGTAAAGTTAGCACCTAACGCAACATCAGCTCCGCCTTTACCAGCAAATACTGGAGTACCAGAACCTAAAGTAACTAATAAGTCTTTCATAGCTCTGTGGAAGTCAATTCTTCCTTGTGTTCCTGTAAATACTGTCCAAACATTTCCTTCAGCATTTAATGCATTTTTAGAAAGTGTACCGATAAAGTTAACGATATCCTCTTCTGTTAATGCACCAGCAGTATAAGTAGCTTGGTTAGCACCATCAATCTGAGCTAATAGACCATCACCCATAATTGGAAGACCTGAAGTAGCAGTACCTCGGTCACCTGGGAAGTCAGCAGCTCCTGTAGTAGCTGTAGTAAGAGTAGTTAAAGAATGCTTACCATACCATCTTTGACACTCTAGCTCATACATAAACTGGTCAGTCATTTGTTGCTCTTTTGTAAAATACCATAATCGGTGTCCATTAGACTCAATCCAAGTAACATCAGTTAAGTCAGAACCCATAATTTTTGTTTTTTTACGAGATAGAGTTAACCAGTTCTTGTAAGTATCTGGGTAAGCATAGTTTTGTCCTACCTCAGAAGCTAACGAACCTTGATTAAACGCACTACCAATACAACCTACAACATCTCCAGCAACTGAATTAGTTGCAGTATCTGTCATTGCATCAATAGCTCTTAATGTAATAGTATTAGTTGCATCAGAAGATGTTACTGTTGGAACA